AAGGCCGTGGACGACGCGACGGAAGCGCTGCGTAAGGCGCGTGAGGCGAACGTGACGTTCGCTGCAATCCGTGACGCCGGGGTCGGTCTCGCCTACTCCACCGGGCGCGTCGGTAAGGGCAGGATGTACGCCGGGCAGCGCGAACTGGCGAAGGCGCTCGGGATGACGCAGGGTCGCGTTTCCCAGATCCACACCGCGCAGAAGCAGCGCGAGACGGTCAAGGCTCGCAAGACCGCGCTCCGCGCTGCCGCTGCCTCGGGTGGTCTCGACACCAAGACCGAGGGTCTCGCGTCCACCATTCACGCTCTCGCCGTGGACGGTACGCCCGACGAGATCAAGGCAACCGTGGTCGCGCTGGAGGCGGGTCGCATCCCAACCGGCCCGGCCCGGACGCTGGACACCGACGCTCTCATCAAGGCGTGCGAGCGGGTGCTTGTCATGTCCGGTGAGTGCATCGACGTGACCGCGGACCGTGACGCGGTGGAGCGCGCCATCCGGATGCTCACGACCGCACGTCACAACCTCACGATGGCGATCCGGACCGCGTCGGACAACGTGAGCAAGGGCGCCGACGTCATCGGGTGACCCGGCGAAACGCTCCCCCGTGCCTCACGGGGGAGCGTCGGGCGGATTGGGATGCCGCCCCTGACGATGCCTCCCCACCGACCAAAAGGATTGGTTGCAATGATCGTTCACCTTCACACTCCGATGGGTCGCACCTACTGTGGTGCGCCCGTTCCCGCAGACCGGGCACGCGGTCTCACGGCATACGCAAGCGAGGCCACGTGCCACGCGTGCATCGCCACCCTCACGCCGCGCCAGATGGAACGGCGTGCGGCACGTGAGGCGGAAGCGCTTGCGGCACGTGAGGCGGAGGCGCGCGACTATGCCGCCCGGTACGTGGCCGCGCGTGAGGCTAAAGACTCCGCCGCCGGTGTCCTCCCCGCCGCCACGCGACTCGCCTCCCCTACCCGGTACGCCTACGCATACAACGTCGCGATGGCGTGACCGCACCCCTAGCGCCCCCCCTCCCCGTGCGGGAGGGGGGGCGCAAGCCTGCCCAGGAGCTGGGCCGGCACGTGCGCCCTGGGCGAAGCCTGCCCACCCGCCGGCACCTAGTGATTAGCGCTAATCACCCCGAAGTGATTAGCGCTAATCAGTGGGTCACCGACTCACGTCACCAAACGGTCACCACGAAAGGGTCACCAAATGAACACCACCCCAGCCCATCACCACGTGCGGCCCTCCAGGGTGCCCACGCCCGGACCCCAGCCGGTCACCACGCGGCCGGCCACCACGCTCGTGGACATCATCCGTCGCGAGCCGCGTGCCTCCCGCGGCCTGGACGCGCCCGTCACCGCCCGGTCACCGCGATGAGCCGGGGCAGGCGCGGCAGGGCGCGGCAGGAGTGGGCATCCGGCATGGCCGACGTCCTCGCTGGGGTCACCGCCCGACGCACCGAGAGGCGAGAGGACGCGCACGCCGTAGACCGCCGGCAGATGAACCTCATCATCGAGGTCGAGCGGGAGCGGCGCGCCCGGCGCGGGCAGTCGCGGCTCTGGGTCATCACCGAAGCGGAGGCCGACCGTCTCCGCGAGAGTCACCGCGCGTCACCACTTGAGACGTTCACGGTAGGGGAGTGGACCCCGTGAGCCGCCTGGGCGAGCTCGTCGGGTGCGTCACCATCGGTGTCGTCGCCGCGCTGGGCGTGGTGTGGACGGCCGACCGTGACGTGCCGCCGGCACCTGAGCCGAGCCCGGTCATCGGGCAGGTGCCCCAGGGGCAGCCGTTCGAGGATGAGCCCGGATGGAACTGCCTCACCATGGGGAACCAGACGTGCGGGCCCGACTGGGCACCGCTCACCGCGGAGCAGCTTCGGGGGATCACGTGGTCGCACGACGGGTATGACGACTGGCAGGGCTGTCTCACCGACGGGGTCACCGTCGTCTGCGATGACGGCTACGTCTACGTCTGGGTCAAGGTTCCCGCGGATCTCGCGGCCTGATCGTCACCAGTCACCGGGTTGTGTAACCCTTGTGTAAGTCTTGCCATTCTGGTAGACTGGTCTCTCCGGGTTGAGCCATGCCCGAACCGCAGTCACCGACTGATTAGCCCTAATCAGTCGGCCCTCGCATCACCATGGAAGGACGCACCATGAACAGCACGCTGCGCTACACCACCAGCACCGAGAGCCACCGTCGGCAGGTCGAGGACCGTCGCCGCCGGGCCGAGCACACCGAGCGGGTCAACCGCATGATCTGCGCTGCGGACGACGCCGCCTACCGGGCCGAGCACCGCACCGTCACCGGCAAGTGCACCGCGTGCGGATCGGTCGAGGTGCTGCTCGACGCCGCCACCGGCACCACCGACCTGTCGAGCATCGGCGAGTCGGCCACCTACCCCACCGGCTACGGCTGCGAGGTGTGCGGGTGACCACCACCGAGCCGGCCCAGGCGTGCACCCACCCGCGCGAGCTCATCGTCACCGGGGAAGCCGGCATCCGCCAGTGCGTCGAGTGCGGCGCATCCCTGCCCACCACCACCGGCTGATTAGCCCTAATCAGTCACCACCGATTGGAAGGACAAGCACCATGAACACCCCAACATGGACGCCGATCACCGACGTCGACGAGGCGCGGCGCATCGCCCGTGAGTGGCAGTCACCGGGCAGCATCGGGGCGGTCCTCGCCTCGTTCGCCAGTGGCCGCAAGGTGGACCGCTGGCGGCTGCACGACGACGCTCGTGCCACCCAGCAGGAGTCACCGGGGATGGACCTGTCGGACTGGGCGGACCTCGACCGGCTGCGCGACTGGGCCAAGGTCACCGTCGACCCGTCGCTCACCGGCCCGGCCGGCAACATCCGGGTCATCACCAACCATCACCGCCTGCCCGAGGTCGATGGGTGGGAGACCACGCCCGAGGAGCGCGAGCGCCTGGACTACGTGGACTGGGCTGCCATCGAACGGGGAGAGGACTCGTTCACCGGAGTGCGCTACCGCGGGTGGCTCTACGACCTGTCCGATACCGACGGCCCACCGTCGGGCCAGCTCGGCGAGCAGGGGTGGACCTCGTACGTGTCCGACTCGTTCTTCTCGGGTGTCGTGTTCCGGCAGGTCGAGGTCGACCACGAGTGGGTCGTCATCGCCGGGAGGTACGTCGCATGAGCCTCACCAGAGAACGTCTCGCCGAACTGCGAGCGCTCGTCGAGCACGAGTCCATGTCGTGGGGTGACTGCGCCGATCTCCAAGGTGCGTTCGAGGAGATCCCCGAGGACGAGTTGCCCGAGCCCCCGGAGAACGCCATGTTCTCGGACATGCTCGACGAGCTCGAGGCCCGCCTGCCCACCACCGTGCGCTGATCAACTGATTAGCGCTAATCACCACCGCATCACCGTCTCTGGAAGGACACCAGCCATGCCCACCGCACCCATCGTCGACGTCTGGATCGGTTCGATCGCCGCCGACAACCACGAACCCACCCGCAACTTCTACTCGATCACCGCGGAGGTGTACGCCCCGATGGAGGACACCTCCGGACAGTGCGTGGTCATCACCACCACGGACGAGATCAAGGACTTCCACCGGGCGACGTACCTGATCGACAACGGGGAGGTCGTGGTCCCGCACTACGTCGGAGGGTGGAACAAGACGCTCACCCGCGTCTTCCTCTACCCCTTCCCTGCCAACCCGGACGGTCGCCACTACTCGACCTGGGCGCTCGGGCCTCGCCGCTCCTACCACGTGAAGGTGCAGCGATGATCAACGTCGACCCGGGAACCTACGTCATCAACGAGCGGGTGCTGACGGACGACACCGTCACCGTGGCACCGGAGGGTGAGCCTCTGCCGGGTGGCTTCGCGGCTGAGGTCACCTACCACACGTTCGCGTCACCGTGGTCCGACCACGAGCACACCGTCCGGTTCGTCACAGTGGACGAGGCGGAGGCGTTCATCATCGAGCTCTACGGCAAGACACCCGACGAGCTGATCTACAACACCGACGAGGAGGAGTCATCGTGACCGTCACGTGCACCGCCACATTCCATCAGGGTGAGGTCCGGGAGATCGTCACCGAACGAGGGCCCACCATCCTCAGCGCGTTCACGGCTGCGGCCAACGCGCTGCCGGTCGGGCTCAAGGTGGGAACCGACAACTACGACAACGGGATCAGTCTCCTCGGGCACTGGCTGAGCGGTGCTATCGGTGAGGCCGGCAAGCAGGAGAAGCGAGGGCACTCCTACCTCACCTTGGATGAGCACAACCAGCCGGTCATCTCGATCGGGTGGGTGACGTTCACCTTCCCGCGGAACGTCCGCCTGTGGGCGGTCCAGGCGCAGGTGTCCACGCTCCTCGAGCGCGAGGGCTGGTCGCTGAGCCGGCAGGTGCCCACGTTCTACCTCGACCCCTCGGTGCAGGGGATCACCGGGCCGGAGGGTGCCCGTGCGGTGGCGGAGGACATCCTCTACACCGTGGCCGGGGACTCCGAGAGGGTCCAGCTGCACGTCACCGTCGAGCCGATCTACTGACCGGGTGGTCGGGCGAGGAACCCTCGGGGTCTCGGCGTGAGAGCGCTGTGACTCACGGGCTGGAGCCGCCCGACCACCATCCGTTGTGTACCCCTTGTGTAAACCTTGCCAAGGTGGTATAGTTATACCTGCTGGGCCGACCCGTGCCCAGCACCGAGCCGCAAGTTGATTAGCCCTAATCACTTGCGGCTCAACCAATCCCAACCCGCACCGAAAGGCGGACGCACCATGAGCGACACCTACACCGACGTGGTCAAGGAGCGCGGCGAGTACCGCGCCACGATCACGATCGACACCAGCCCCTACGAGCCCGAGAACGACTTCGGCTGCCCCGTCCTCCGCATCGACAGCGACGGGCACCGAGCCTTCGTGACCCCCACCGGGTACGGCAACCACTCGGCCAAGCACGACGGGCTGCTCGCCCTGCGGGACGCCCCCGACACGCTCGCCTACTTCATCGAGCAGGCCGGCAACCCGGTCGACGGGGTCAACCTGTTCTCCCGCTACCTCGCCGTCTACCACGGCGGGAGCGCGGTCGGCTACCACCTGGGCTACTCCCGTGAGTACGGGTACTGCGCCTACGTCACCGAGGCCATGGTCCGGGGCGGCTGGGGCAACACCACTAGCCCCGTGCCCGAGCCCGAGCTCAAGGAGTGGCAGGCGTACTGCGAGGGCGAGGTGTATATCGTGGCGGTCGAGCGCCGGCTGCTCAAGCGCACCGAGTTCGTCACCACCGACGACACCCACTTCCCCGTCGAGGCGTTCGAGCAGGAGTCGTGGTGGGAGGAGCCGGACTCCGCGGTCGGCGGCTACTACGGGGAGGGCTACGCCCGTGAGGCAGCGCTCGAAGCGCTCGACGCCTACGCCCCGAAGGACGAGACCGTCGGCTGCTCGTGCGGCATGGCCGACCTCGGCGCAGAGGGTCACGACCATGAGTGAGCGCGAGGACACGTTCCTCATCGCCGTCACCAGAGTCGGCGCTGCCTCCCGCATGGCGGCACGAGAGGACGTCTACGACCAGATGGGTCGCGTCCTGTCCGGCGGGTACGGCATCGACGGGTGGTTCGACGCCACCGTCGACTACACCGCCAACCACGACAACGGCGAGGCGGTGTGGGCATACCCCGGCAGGGGCATCGAGGCGCAGCACGCTCTCGTCGTCGCCGGTCTCGCACCGGAGGAGGACGACCGCATCGGTGCGCACCCCCAGGTCCATGTCATCCGTGACGGGGGCCGTGGCGGGGGCCACGTGCTGGCGTTCGAGTGCGTCCGCTGCAACAACGACTCGGACCACCCGGCGGTACTGGCCGAGGTGCCATGCATCGACCTGTCCAAGTGGGAGCACGGCCACTACTGGGTCAGCGGTGACCTGTTCGTCGACTCCACCGACGTGGAGATCACGTGCATCGCCGACTGCGGCATGACCATCGTCAACGGGCAGGCGGTCGGTGCGGTCAGCACCGAGCACGCCGGCAGCCCGCCCGACTACGACAACTGATTAGCCCTAATCACACAAGGAGATTGAGCATCATGGCGAGCAGATACACCACGAAGAAGCACACCCTGCGGGGTCGCATCCACACCCGGTCCCGCGACGTTGCTCGGGCCCTCAAGTACACGTCGGTCGAGGTCGACTTCGACGCACTGCAGCGCGAGCTGTGCAACACCACCCCGTTCGCCCTCGACTACAACCGTCGCCGCACCCTCGGAGGAACCCGATGAGCACCATCCCCCTCGTGTCATTCTCAACCCCATCCCAGATCGCGGCCTCAGTGCCGCACATGGTCGGCTACGTGCCGACCGACAGCGTCGTCATCGTCTGCCTCAACGAGCGCAGCGTGGTGGTGACCGCACGGTTCGACGCACCACCGCTCGAGCTCGCCCACGAGGCACCCCAGTGGGCGCTCGACGGCATCATCACGCCCGTCTCGAAGAAGGCGGAGGTGACCGGCATTCTCGTCATCGGCTACGACGAGACAGGCATCGCTGCGGCGCGTGTCATCGCCACCTCGGACCCCATCACCGACCGGGTCGAGGTGCTCGAAGCCCTCGGGATCGACGGGGTGAGGTGGCAGGGCCTCGCCTGCCCCGATGAGTGCGGCGGGTGCGATGGCATCGTCGACTACGGCGACCCGATCACCGCGGCGTTCGTGGCGAACGGCTCGGCTGCATCGGCGGTCACCCGCTCGGACATCGAGGCGCAGCACACCCCCGTCCCGATCGACCTGCCCGACGTGGACCCGTCCACCACCCAGGCGAAGCGGGGCTGGGCCAACATCCTCACCGGCCAGTGGTCGCCGGAGGATCTGGCGTTCGTCAGCGCCGAGCCGTCGCCGATGGTGCGCGATGCGTTCATCATCGTCTACGTCGGTGTCGGCGTGAAGGCGATGTCAGACCCGCTCGATGACGTGGAGCCTGACGCGGTGGAGTGGGCGAGGTCCCTCCCACCCCTGCCGCAGGACACCGTCGTGGCGAACCTGCTCGGGGCTGCCGTCGCCGGCAACACCCCGATCCTGTGGTCGGCCTACGCCAACCTGATGTGGCGTGTCGGGAACGGGACGCCAGCGCGGATCGCCCTGGAGAACGCCCTCGCAGTTGACCCGGAGTACCGCCTCGCCCTGCTCACCATGCGGCTGGTCGACGCGGCGCTGCCCTTCGACTGCGACCACCTGTGGGTGCGGTCATGAGCGTCGACACCACCAACCTGCCCGAGGGCATCGGCTGGATGCACCCCCACGACGTCAGCCGGGGCACCATCGGCGAGACCGAGTCGGGCCTGCTGTTCATCCGCGGCGACGACCGGGCACTGCTCGGGCCGAGGCCAAGGGTCGGCATCGTCGGCTCCCGTGCCGCCACGGCCTACGGCATGAACGTGGCGGGCAGCTTCGCCTCCGTCCTCGCCATGCGTGGCGTCACCGTCGTCTCCGGTGGGGCGTACGGCATCGACGCCGCCGCTCATCGGGGCGCACTGCCCGCCGGTCGGACCATCTGCGTCCTGGCCTGCGGTGCAGACCGGGTCTACCCGGCAGCCCACAAGGACCTGATCAACGCCATCGCCACGTCACCGGGCAGCGCGGTGGTCTCCGGTGTGGAGCCGGGAGCGGTGCCGATGCGCAGCAGGCTCCTCGCTCGCAACGGCATCATCGCCGGGATGGTCGACGCCATCATCGTGGTCGAGGCAAGCCTGCGCTCCGGTGCCATGAACGCCGCCACCCACGCCATCGACCGGGGTGTCCCGGTCTACGCCGTGCCCGGCCCCATCACGTCGGTGGCATCGGCCGGCACCCACCTGCTCATCGCCGATGGCAGGGCCAAGATCCTCACCGACGTCCACGACCTCGACCTCTCCCAGATCGGAGCATGACCATGTCAACCACCTACGGCGGCAACGCCACCTTCACCGAGGACTCCGTCAAGGGCTTCCTCATCGGACGCTGGACCGCCGAGGGGAACCTCCGCAAGACCGGCTACCGCATGGAGGTCGACTTCGGCCTGCGCCACCAAACGGGCCGCGAGTGGACCACCATCGAGCACGAGACCATCACGGACTACTGGGAGTTCAGTGCCTCCGGCGGGGTGTGGCGCAACGGGTCGGAGTACGCCTTCGGGCAGAACCTCTACCACCTCCGCGACCTCGACCGGCTCGCTCCAGGCTGGACCAAGGCCGACGTGCGCTCACTGCGCACCATCTGGGAGCGGTGGCACCTCAACGGGATGAAGGCGGCGTGTGCCCACATGACCGGCGACGTGCTCGTCTACGAGCCGGACGGCTACGGCGGTCAGCGCATCTCCTGCTCCGGCACGGTGTGCCCCGAGACGGGCTACACCTACGGCAAGGCGTGGCTCGTCGAGCCGCTGCCGGACGAGGCCATCACCGAGGTGCGGCGGTTGCTGGCGCTAGCCCGAGGCGGTGCGTGATGCGCGGCCCGGAGACCATCACCAGCGTGACCATCACCATCGACGTGAAGGGTGCGTCGTTCACCGACGAGCACCGCTGCATCGACTTCACCCCCGAGACGGACGCACCCGATCGGTGCGACTCGTGCTTCCGACCGGAGGGCGAGCACCACGCCAAGACGGAGCAGTCCGTGACGTGGGGCGTGGAGTACGTGCTCCGCGAGGCGCTCGCCAAGGTCGGGGTGTGGGGCGTCAGCGCATCCGACGGTAGCAACCTGCTCGACATCAACGGGCAGACCGTGGGCCGCATCATCATCGAGCGAGAGGAAGACCAGTCATGAGGGACTCCCACCAGCACCTCTCGTACGAGGAGGAGCGCGGCATGGACCGTGCCTTCGAGGCCCATCAGGACCGGCTCGCCGACGAGGCGGACGAGCGCGACAACGGTCACGACTTCGACCTCGACGACAGCACCGTGCACTACGTCGAGACGGCGGACGAGTGATGGGCAACGTGACCATGCCCCTCGACAGGGTGCAGACCATCGTCGAGCACCTCGTCACCGACGGCAGCCGGGCGGGACTCATCCTCGGTGACGAACTCAACGTCGCCATGGGTGCGTCCGCTCGTCGCCGCGCCGCTCGTGAGGCCGGCCTCCACGACGGCGAGTACCTCGTGAAGTGGGAGATCAACGTCGAGGCCGACACCCCACGGGAAGCGGCGGTCAAGGCGTTGGCGATCCAGCGCAACCGCGAGTCCACCGCGGTGGTGTTCGACGTGGGGGGCGAGACCATCGACCTGTTCTCCGACGACGGCGAGGGCGAGGACGAGGAGGGTCCGACGTACCACGGCATCGTGCGGTACACCCACGTCCGCTGCGGGTACACCACCCGGGTGCGCTCCGAGATGGAGATCCTCAACGACGGCGACCCGGCCTGCCCGGCGTGCTCGGAGAAGTGCAACCCCGAGGACTGCTTCCCCTGGCCGTGCCGCTGGCCGTACGGGGAGATGGTGTGGGAGAACAGCGACGGCACCATGGTCGAGACCTATCACGATGGGCAGGAGTTGACCCGCTGGCAGCCGGTGCGCACCCACGTCCAGATCTACAAGTCGTGGGTCAACGGGCCGGAGTGGTGGGTCGTGCCACGACCCAACACCGGGGACCTCGACGACAACCTCATCGTCGGGTTCGACACCTACCAAGAGGCGCTCGATGCCGTCACCAGTGGAGAGATGCCTGCCCTGCTCTCCGAGTTGTGCCCCGCCGATGACGGCATCGCGTGGCGTGACCGCAACGACCCGATCTACCAGACCACCACACCCAAGGAAGGACTGCGATTCTGATGGCACGAGCACGAGTTCTCATCCCCGTCGCCGAACGGGCCCGTCGAGTCGAGGACGCCCGCGAGAACGGCTGCACCCTCGACGGTGAGCCGGCCTACATCACCGGGTCGCACCTCGAGTTCGCTCGGGTGTACCGCAAGGACGGGAAGGGTGGCCCGGTCGAGTTCGCCTGGGCCACCGTCGCCCGCATCTTGTCCACTCACCGCAACTTCCAGTCCTGATTAGCCCTAATCACAAGGAGATTCGCATGACCACACCAGCAGCACTGACCGTCACCACCGACCGTGACGAGGCGAAGGCGCGCACGCCAGTTGAGGAGCAGTCAGTCTTCGAGCTGTTCGGCGGGCCGGGCGGTATGTCCGAGGGGATGCGGTTGGCGGGCATCCCCTCGGCGCTCACCGTCGGCTGGGACAACAGCAAGGACGCCTGCGAGACAGCGGAGAAGCACGGCCACCGCCGCATCTGCACCAACGTCATGGACGTGGACCCGTACGACGCGGTCGCGGAGTTCGGCAAGCCGCACGGGTTCCACGGTTCGTCGCCGTGCCCCGGCATGTCGACGGCTGGCAAGGGCAAGGGTCGTCTCGACCTGCCCATGCTGGAGTCGGCGGCGCAGCGCATCGGTGAGGGCGGCAACGCGAGGCTGATCCTGCGGCACGTGCAGCGCAACCAGCACGACGCGAACTCGGTGCTCTCGCTCGTGCCGCTGTGGTGGATCATCGCCACCCAGCCGGAGTGGTTCACCATGGAGCAGGTGCCCACCGTGCTCCCCCTGTGGGAGGTCTACGCGGAGGTGCTGCGCCGCGCCGGGTACTCCGTCGTCGCCGGGAACATCCAGGCGGAGCAGTACGGGGTGCCGCAGACCCGCAAGCGTGCCGTCGTCATCGGCTCCCGCGTCCAGCACATCCCCGCCCTGCCCATCGCCACCCACTCCAAGTTCCACACCCGCACCCCGTCCAAGCTGGACGTGGGTGTGGCGAAGTGGGTGTCCATGGCGGAGGCCGTCGGCTGGGGCATGGTGCAGCGCCCCTACCCCACCGTCGCGGCCGGCACGAAGTCCGGTGGTGCCGACCCGCAGATGCTCGGCGGTTCCGGTGCCCGGCTCATCGTGGCCCGGGAGCGGGAGAACGGTGAGGGTCACTGGATCGAGCGGACGTGGCACCCCGAGCACGGCCCGGTGCACATGCTCGGGTCGGGTCTGGCGAACCAGCAGGGGCAGCGTGCTCGCCCCCTGGAGGAGCCGTCGCACACCATCGTCGGGAAGGGCACGGCGACGTGGCGCTTCGACGAGGAGGAGCGGCGCCTGCTGGTCGGGTTCCCTCGCAAGTACGACGGGCTCGGCGATGCGGTCGAGATCGACGGCGAGCTGTACCGGGCACGTGACCTACGTCCAGCGGACTACCCATCGCAGGTCGTCACCGAGAAGGCCCGCTCGTGGGAGGTGTTCGAGGAGACCTTCGGCGACCTCGAGCCCACCCACATGGGCGACGTCTACAACAGCAAGGGCACCATCCGCCCCCTCAGTGAGCCAGCGATGACGATCACCGCCTCGATGGACAACAACAACTTCAAGTTCATCGACCCGGCCCGCGTCTCCGATGAGGTCAAGGCCCGCCTCAACAACCAGTCGGGCTCGCTGTTCGACACGGAGTGGCCGGCGTACCGGCCCGCCCAGGTGGTCGCAGGTCGTGACCTGAACACCGCACCGGGTGCGAACGGCAACCGCTTCAACGGCAGCAGCAAGTCCCGCAACGACGGGGTGCGCGTCACCGTCGCGGAGGCGGCAGCGTTCCAGTCATTCCCGGAGTGGTATCACTTCGTCGGCACGAAGACGAGCCAGTTCCAGCAGGTCGGCAACGCCGTGCCCCCGCTCATGGGGGAGGCGATGGTGCGCCGCGCAACAGGTCAGCGACCCGGGTTGTGGGTCCGTCAAGAGCGAGAGGAGCAGCAGCGATGAAGACGTTCATGGTGTCCTTCGGGTCGATGTACCGGACGAAGGCGCACCCAGTGCTCGGGTTCTGGCCTGAACTCGCGGAGGGCGTGCTCACAGTCCAGGCTGAGGACACGTACGAAGCGAGGGATAAGACGCACGCTCTCATCGGCCCGGCATGGTGTGCGGTGTACGACAGGGACGACCCGCCCGGTTGGCACCCGCCCGACCTGGGCCCTCTCGCCGATGCGGTGGCCGACCCGCACCCCACGTCGTGGACGGTCGGCATCCAGCTCACGCTCAACGCGAACGGCACGTACGAACTCCACATGGAGGACGCGGCGGCTGACCTCGCGCTCGAGGATGCACCGCCTGCGCTGACGGCGCAGCTGGACAAGCTTCTCGACGACTTCGTCCCGTCGGTGAGGTGGGGTAAGCGACCCTGACACGAACCTGACACAATGTGATTAGCGCTAATCACACAACGACTACAGGAGGGACACACAAGATCATGCCACCGACCAAGAGGAAGCCGCGCACCGCGGTGAAGCGGGCGACCGGGCCGAAGGTGCCGGTCGAGCAGAAGCAGCAGGGCTACGTCCGGGTGCCCGTCACCGACGTGTGGGTCAGCGACGACGACATCGCGAAGGTGCCGACGCAGAAGTACGACTGGATCGGCATCGGCGACAAGGCGGTCGAGGGGTTCAAGACCCACCCCGACGAGTGGCTGCTCGTGGCTGAGCACGCGCCGTCGTCGATGTCGTCGAACATCAACGCGGGGCGCATCGCGACCCTGACCAGCCACCGCTTCCTCGGGTGGAAGTTCCGTGCCCGGATCACGGACATGAAGATGAACCCGGAGAACGGCCGGCACACCCACGGTCGGGTGTGGATCAAGGCGTCGCGGTCCACGGTGGACATCTGATGCCCCACCACTGCGCGACACCGCGGAACCTGCACGTGCTCGTCGTCATCGAGGACGGCAAGCAGGTCTACACCGGGGCGTACGCCACCCACCCCGCCATGATCCAGGCGTGGCGGGACTGGGTGGCATCGGTCGCCACGCAGGAGACAGCGCTCGACGACGAGCTGCGCACCCTCGCCGACATGGACGACATGCCGGACATCGAGGCGGTGGTCGACGACCTCTCAGCCATCGACCTGATCGAGTGGTGGGTGGGTCGCCGGGAACTCAACGAGGCCCGCTTCTACGAGGTGCAAGACAGGCGCAACACCCCCTGATTCAGGGGTGATTTCGGGGGCTATCTCAGGTAGTCTTCTACGGTACGAACAAGGCGAGCAGGAAGGACACACTTCACCATGCACATCAGCGAAACAGTGGCGACCCTAGAGGTCGCGAAGGACTTCATCGAGGGGCTCGGGGGCAGCGGTCTGCACGACCGCTTCATCCCCGGCCCGACAGCGGTCGAGGTCACCCACCGCAAGGGCCAGCCCCACATCCGGCTGGACTACCACATCAGCGACCTGCCCGACCCGGACGCGGCAGCGGTCGTCGCTGCCCTGTCCGCGCTGGACAAGGTGCGCTGGTACTTCGGCACCGTCCCCTACGGGACGACCGAGGTCAACGGGGTCTCGATCGAGGTCGAGATCTACGTGCCGTCCCCGCCGCGAGAGCCGCTCCTGCGGGAGGCGCTCATCAACGCCGGCTGGTCGACCGTGGCGGGGGTGGGCTGACATGGCACTGGTCAACATGGTCGACTCGGCCAACATCACCCGGCTCCAGCGGTACGTCAAGGCGACGACGCTGGTCCCGGGTGACGACGCCGGCATCAGCGCACGTGAGGTGAACAACCTCGCCACCTCGGTGAAGCTGTTCACCGAGGCTGGGGCCCAGAAGGATGCCGCCACCCAGGCGCGGGCCTTGGCTGCGGTCTACGCCGGCACCCCGTGGCACCCCGAGGTGTCGCGTCGGGTCAACGCCATCCTCAAGCAGTGGCGCTTCGAGCAGGTGATCGACTGATGAGCACCGACACGAGCGCACCGTACGAGCTGCACCTGCTGGAGACGCCAGCCTTCCGGGCGGAGCACTACCTGTGGCACGACCCGGTCCAGGCGGTGCTGTCCTACAACCGGCTGGCGTTGGAGGTGCGACGCCCGGCTGTCCTGACGAAGGGCCGCACGTTGGAGGGTGAGGCGGCGGAGATCATCGCCACCTACTCACCGTCCAACAGCGCCCCGCCCATCGGGGTGCTGCTCGGCACGGCGCGGCCAGCGTTCACGGGAAAGCAGCGGGAGACGGACCTCACCCGCCTCCACCGCGAGGGCAGGGAGGAGCGGGTGCACGCGGCCAACTGGTACGCCAGAGGGTTCATCGACTGCATCGGCGCCCTATCCCCGTTCGACGACAGGGACGCGGCCGCTTTCGCCGAGTGGCACGCCGACAGCAAGGGCTACAACCCCATCGACGAGCAGTGGGCCACGTGGTCCGCTCAGCGCAGGCAGGAGAAGGGGCTGTGAAGATCGCGAACCCGGACCGCACCCTCGGTGAGGTCATGACCGAGCAGGGCAAACGCCCCGGCGGGTGGTACGAGATGGAGACCCTGATCGGGATCGTGCGCGGCCTGTCACCGGACTTCGTGCGGGTCGACACCATGACCTCGGAGCAGTCGTTGCGGCTGCGCTCCGAGCTGTCCCGGCTCGAGGAGTACCCGTGGCGGTACACGGTGCAGCGCCTCGGCGACGGGATGGTCTCGGTGCGTGCCGTTGAGCAGCGCTCCAAGGTCACTGAGACGCAGCCGCAGCGCCTCGGTGGCAGGGCGTGGGAGGTGGACCCGCAGGGGTTCTTCGACGCCGGCAACGGACACCTGATCCTGTCCGGATCAGAGCACGACCCCAGGCTCGCACCGGGCTGGGATGACGACGATGAGTAGGAAGGACGACAGCATGACCAACACCACCGAGGTGCAGACCGAGGCACCCATCACCATCACGCTCGACATCGCTTCGCTGGCGAAGCACCTCGTGCCGGACTACGACAGCGACTACAGCGAGGACGGACCGGAGCCGATGGGTGCGCTCGACGGCATCCTCAAGCACGTCGCCGCGCTGCTCGTGAAGGACATCCGCAAGGAGTACGTCAAGGCTGCGGCCGAGCGTGCCGTCGTCGAGGTCGGGGGTGCAGTGAAGGACATCGTGGCCGCGGTCATGGAGGAGGGCGCGGTCATCGGCACCGGCTACTCCAAGACGGACGTCCGACCCATCCGGGAACTCATCTTCAACGAGGTCCAGGCGTTCGTCACGAAGCAGGTCGCCAACGGCAACCGTCGAGAGACGGCCATGCAGGAGATGGTCCGCACCGAGGTCGCCAAGGCGCTCAAGGCCGACCTCGCCACGGTGCTCGAGGAGCAGCGCGTCATCTTCAAGGCGGCGGTCCAGGCCGCTGCCGCCCAGCAGATCGCAGACGCCGCCGCCCGGCGCGTCTAACCACCACAGGAAGGACCAACCATGCAGACCCAGTCCATCGTCCGCGCTTCGGCGCAGGCCATCACCATCACCACCCTCACCCAGGGTGACGTCTACAAGCGGCTCATCGAGCAGTCGTACTCCACCGACAAGTACCGCGCCGTCGTCGGAATCGTCCAGTCCGTCAACTTCAACGGCGAAGACGCGATGATCTCGGCGCTCGAGGTCGACGACGGGAAGGTCGTGTCGAAGGTGTTCGGAACGGACGCCGACATCAAGATCTTCTCCGCCTCCACCGAGGAGGTGCAGACGTTCATCCTCGACAACGAGCGCACGATCGAGAGCCGGGTGGAGTCGGCCCGGTTGGCTTTGGCGATGGCGACCCGGGAGGCGGAGCACTTCGGGCGCATCGTCGACTCGCTGCCGACGCTGACTGCGGCGAAGACGAACCTGACCATCGAGGGCGGTGCGTGATGGCAGGCGACACGGTCATCACCATCGTGGGCAACTGCGTGAACGATCCCGAGCTCAGATTCACGCCGAGTGGGGCAGCGGTGGCGAACTTCACCGTGGCCTCCACGCCGCGCACGTTCGACCGGCAGTCCAACGAGTGGAAGGACGGGGAGACCCTCTTCATGCGCTGCTCGGTGTGGCGTGAGGCGGCGGAGAACGTCGCAGAGTCGCTGCACCGCGGCACCCGGGTCGTCGTCCAGGGGCGGCTCAAGTCCCGGTCGTACGAGACGAAGGAAGGGGAGAAGCGCACCGTCGTGGAGATGGATGTCGACGAGGTCGGCCCGTCGCTGCGGTACGCCTCGGCGAAGGTGACCAAGGCCGAGCGCTCGAACGGTCAGGGTGGCTTCGGCGGTCAGCAGCAGGGCCAGCAGCCGCAGGGCGACCCGTGGGCCACGGGCGGTCAGCCGCAGCAGCAGGGTGGTTGGGGGCAGCAGCCCCAGCAGGGCCCGCCGCAGCAGAACCGGGCACCAAACCCGAATCCGGGTGCCCCGTGGGGCAACGCCCCCTCCTACGACGAGCCGCCGTTTTAGGAGCCGCTCGGTATAGGGTTCAGACTATGCGGATACCAGAGCGCGTTTACCAGCGAGTCATCCACTGGGCGGACCGAGACCCGAAGACCGGGTGCCTCGTGTCTCGCTACTCGACGGGGTCTCACGGTTACGCCCAGGTCGGATGGGTCGAGGCCGGTGTTCGCACCATGACCCTCTGCCACCTCGCCGTCTGGCGCACCGTGGACGGTGAGCCAGACGACGGGATGACGGTCGACCATGAGTGCAAGAACAGGCGTTGCGTAGAGCGGAGCCATCTCCGGCTCCTCACGAACTTCGACAACGCACGTCGGACGTCCGGCCGGGACTGGCCTCTGGGTCAGTGCATCGCAGGGCACGACGACAAGTACCTCCACACCCAGCCCAATGGACGCACGCGGTGCACCATCTGCCGGGCTGAGTACCAGCGGCGCTACCGCGCCAAGAAGGAAGGATGAAACACATGAGGAAGAACACCTGATGGGCGCCACCACTCCCGAAGTGGAGGTGCCGAGCGGGGTCTCCGAGATCCTCGCCGCGTGGGCGATGCACCGGATGCTCAAGCCGGCGGATCTTGGACCGAGCGCCCCCGAGTTCGCGATCTCCGAGATGGACAGGTGGGCTCGGATCGACGCCTCCTACCGCACCCTCGTCGGTGACGCGATGGCTGAGTCGACGGTCAACCAGATCGTCACTCGCATGGTTCGTGAGATGCAAGAGGGCCACCGATGAGAGTCGTCGGCGCGGTCGTCATGGCATCCGCTGTCCCGATCCTGCTGCTCGGTGCGTTCGCGCTGATCGGCACCGGGTCAGCCATCGCCATCGCGGTCATCGCGGTGATCCTCGGCGTCATCATCGTCGCGCTCAACGCGATCTAACCCACCGCAGGAAGGACCACGCATGGACACCATGAAGGACTCGATGGACAGCCTGCTTGGAAGGTGGCTGCCGTCGCGGCGCACCCCCAAGCAGATCTACGCCGACCGCCCGACGACGACCCCGCAGCAGCGGGCGAAGCGCCGGAAGCGGGCGCGGATGGCGAAGCTGTCACGCCGAGCCAACCGCTGATGGCGACAGCCCGAACCACGGTCGAGGCTGAGCGCCAAGGCATCCGCCTTGACCGGATGAATGGCAACGGCAGTGCAACGCCTGCCGTTGCCTTCACGGTCGAGTACGACCCAGGCGACGAGGACTACACGATCGACCTCATCACCGGCCTCCTCGCTGAGGTCGTCGCCAAGATCAACGCTGCACGTCCCGCTGCAGCGTCCACCCCGCAGGAAGGAACCACCACATCATGAGCACCAACCCCAACACCACCAAGACCGCCAGCCCCACCGGAGCGGCGAAGAAGACCGCAGCAGCCAAGGCCGACCCCGCACCCGACGCCAAGGGCAAGCTCCTGGCCGAGGCGCGCACCGAGGCCATCGGCCAGCTGCTCGACGAGAACCGCGAGCGCTTCAATCAGCTGATGGAGGCGGCGGCGAAGAAGCGGAATGTGACGTGGAAGCGCCGGCCCACCGAGGCGGAGAAGCGCGAGGCCAAGCTCAAGGCCCTGCTCGAGGAGGACCCGTCGCTGGCTGACCTCGCGAAGAAGATCCGCGAGGAGCAGCTCGCCGCCGAGTTCGACGCCGCGGTCGCCACCTCCTGATCCATCACCACGGGTGCCGCTCCCTTCCGGGGGAGCGGCACCCCACCCCCCGTCTCCACGAACGGAAGGAACGACATGGATGCAGGACACGGCGGAGGTGGCGATGTCACCTGGGCCAACCCGCCCCCGGTGCGCCCGGGGCGCAAGGCTTGGGTGCTCACTGAGAAGCAGCGCAGAGCGTTGCAGCGCAAGCCGGGTGAGTGGGCGCTGGTGCGCACCACCCGGTCCCGGCACGTGAAGCGCGGTGATCTGCTGGCGCGGCACCCTGACGGGTTCGACTTCACCATCCGCACGACGGCGATGCCAGACGGCATGACGTACGAGGTGGGCATTTACGCCCGCTTCGGAGACTCAAGCGCGAGAGCGAGATTGGACGGCGATGATTGATGAATGAGAAGAACGCACGACGACGCATCGAGAGGCGGAGCGCATGAGCACCGACGACCGCATGGAGACCATCACCGACCCGGCGCTGATCCGCGCAACGGACGAACCCGACGAGCGCGGCGACTTCCCGTGCTGCACCACCCCGGCCCCGGTGTCGGGTGCGGGGCTGGACCTCGACGCGAGTCACGTTCGCACGGACCCCGCATGCACCTTCCATGACGGCACGACGCCCCCAGCTAGTCGCGGGAAGCGTTGCCCCGCCTGCATGCGCTTGGACCTCGACGCGATGGCGCGTCGGTACTCGACTGCGACCGACGACGAGGTGATCTACGAGATGTACCCCGCACTTGAGGCCGAGGTGGGCCGCCTGACCGAGGACATCGACCAGTGCTGGGTGCCGCTCTACCACGACACCAAGCATGAGCGCGATCAGGCCGAAGCCCGCGCTGAGGCCGCTGAGGCTGAGGTGGTCACGCTGCGGGCGAAGGTGGCCGCGGTGGTTGACGAGTACCCCCACGCCGACACCTGCGGGTCGATGCTCACGCCCGGCGCTGGCTACCCCTGCTCGTGCTGGCAGGCAGACCTCCGCGCCGCCCTGGCGACGACAGGGGAGGGCCAGTGAGCGCCACCGACCGCCCAGACATGCCGCACGTTGGGCTCTACAACCGCTTCGAGGATGCGATCGGAGCAGCGTCGCGTAACGCGTCCTTGACGGGGTGGAAGTACAAGGTTCGATGGGAGCCAAACAACCGCTGGTGGAACGTGACGATGGGCGCACCGATGAAGGACGAGGCCCAGCGATGACCGCGCCTGAGCCGACCCCGACCGCCGAGCACATCGACGCCGTGGCGCGGGCGATGCGCCAAGACCCGAAGTCTGGCGGACGGAACATGAGCGACGTCGCCCGCGAGGTCTACGCCGACCGCCTGCTCACCTCGACGGACCCCGCCGTTCACGCGGCGATGCTGGACGCGCTCGTGCGAGCGGGCGTGCTGACGGCTGGACAGGCGAAGTTTGGGGCGCTCCCAATCCGTCCGGGCGACTCGTTCTCGGGTCGTGCAGGGTGAGCGCCCCCGAGGTTGGCGACCGGGTGCGAGTCATCGCGGGCCAGTGGACCGGCTGGGAAGGGTTGGTGACGGGCGCCCCGGTCGGCCCGCGGGGTGAGCATGGGCTACGCCTGTTGCTGACCAATCCCGCTACCGGTAGGAAGTGGCCGCGCTTCAAGTATGCCGCCGAGGTCGAGAAGGTGCCCACGACGCCCACGGACGGCCACGGGGGCGACGAGACGGGCGCGGACGTGCTGCCGTGAACAAAGTCGCACTCACTGCGTTCGTCGTCACCTTCCTCGTCAAGGTCGAGGTGCTTGGCATCAACGGTGCTGGCGCGCTCACCATTGCACAGCTGCTCCTCGCGGGGTGGCTGGACCAGCGCTCCACCAACCGGGAGATCGACCGTCTCCCGTACCGCCAGTACGTCGGACCTGATTGGGTCTGCGTGCGCGAACCGAGAGGAACCGCATGAGCATGTCCACCCCCTACCCGAGGCAGGTGCCGCCCACCCTCCACATCGAGGGGACGGTCGCGCTGGCCGTGATGTCCGCAGACGGCCAGGAGATGCTGCGGGCGGTGCGTCGGGCGCTCGCCACTGGTGGCCGGGGCCTACTGACGCGCACCCGGGGCCACTGGTTCCGGTTCATCGGTGACGCGAGTGAGGGCGGCATTGTCGCGTTCGGTGTGAAGCTGACGCCGGAGATCGAGCACCGCATCCGCACGTCCGGTGGCGTGCTGTCGGAGGAGGAGATCCTCACCGGACTGGAGCAGGTGCGCGAGTCGGAGGAGGACACGAGCAAGCGGCTGGAGGTCGAGCGGACCCAGGCGTTCACCGCCGGGTATGAGTACGCGATGAACCAGATGTGGATCGCGATGCAGCAGGGTGATGAGGCTGCTCTCCACCGGGCCACCGAGACCGCACGCAAGACCATCTCGCTGCGCAAGCAGATCGGGAACATCACAGGGCGACCAGCCTGAACGTGGAAGGACGGTCCGCAACAGGCTGGTCGCCCGTGACGGACACTACCGGAAGGGAGTAGGAGTAGGGTGACCCCGCGCACTGACTTCCCCGTCTGACGCACACAGCAAGGCCACCGAACAACGCGGCCGGCCCGGCCCCCACAACGGGGAGCCGGGCCGGAATGAACGGCGGCGAGCAGTTCGATCGGAACGGTATCACAAACCGATCGAGCCTCGCCGTCCACGAACGAAGGGACACGGCGAGATGAGAAGGTACACGGCGTATGAGGCCCAGGTGTGGGCCCGCAGGCAACGGCTCGGCGGTGACGTCGCAGCCAAGATCATCCTGATGATCCTCGCGGACTACGCGGACGAGTGGGGCACCTGCTACCCCGGCGTCGACCGGATCGCGGAGGAGGCGGAGCTGTCGAAGTCGACGGTGCTGCGCCGCCTCAAGGCGCTGGCCGAGGCCGGACTGGTCACGGTGGAGCGTCGGGCGAACGACCGCGGCCACCGCACCTCGAACAGGTACGTCCTCGAGATCGAGGTGACGGTCACGGCGGAGCAGTGGAACGCGGTGGTGCAGCGGGTCGTGGCCCGGGTCGCCGAGCCACTGGAGGAGGTCCAAGGTGTCAACGTGACACCTGGGTCGCAGGCACCGCCTAAGTGTCAGCCTGAGCGTGAAGCCAAAGTGTCACCTGGTGACACTGGAACTACCAGTAGAACTACCAGTAGTACCCCCTACCCCCTTGGCTCGAACGCCAGCGCCCCGGTCGGCGAGCAGCAGCAGGGGTCACAGGCCGTCCTGAGCCTCGTCGTGGACTCCGCACCATCCGCAGCCCCCACAGGCCCGCAGATCGCATTCTCGGAGTTCTGGGATCTCTACCCGCGCAAGACCTCGAAGATCGCAGCCGAGCGCGCCTGGACCAAGGCCGTCAAGGCGGTCGACCCGGCCATCATCATCGCCGCCATCCCCGCAGCGGTCGCCCAGTGGAAGCGTGAGCAGCGCCCGCTCGACAAGGTGCCCTACCCGGCGACGTGGCTGAACAACGGTTCATGGGAGGACGAGATCCCCGAGGCGCCGCAGCAGGTAGCCTCACCGTGGAGCACCGCACCTAGTGCGGCTGAGGTCTACAGGCAGACGGTGGGTGAGGCATGAGCGACCACTGGCTGATCGTCGAGCGCGACGAGTCGTACATCGAGAAGTTCGGTGAAGATCCAGACCACCCCGAGCGCACTTACCGGATCGAGTGCTCCGACCCTGCGGCCTGCCCCGGATGGATCGAGTGCTTCAAGGACCACTCCGGCGTCAGCGACGAGGACAGCGACCGCGGTCAGGATGGCGACGAGGTCGAGATCCACGGCGAGCCCCACACCTACCGCTGGGGCTACGGATGGTGCGTCGACTACCCCGGATGCCCCGTCCAGTCGGTCGGCCTCGACGGGGACGACCACCTCGAGATAGCTCGCACCCACGGACTCGGGCGTCACCCAATCGACGAGGAGTGGGACGACGAATACTGCCGGATCACTGCCATGGAGGACGCACAATGAGCGAGCAGCAGATGGATCAGCACACCACCGGCCTGTCCACCACACTGTTCGACGACGTCGCCGAGACCCAGGTCATCGGGTCGGTCCTAGCCCGCAAGGGCGCGTTCGACGAGGTCGTCGACCAAGGCGTCTCCGGGGCGTCGTTCTTCAAGCCGGCACACGAGACGATCTTCAACTGCATCGCGGACATGCACGCCGAAGGCAAGGCCATCGACTCGATCACGGTCGCTGAGGAGTTGCTCCGCCGAGGCAGCCTGGACATGGCCGGCGGTCACGCCTACCTCCACCACTGCGTGCAGTCGGTCCCCACGTCGTGGAACGTCGCCCACTACGCCGAGATCGTGCGGGAGCGGTGGCTGGTGCGCGAGCTTCACTACGCCGGCATCCGCATCCAGCAGGCCACGACAAACATCGACGGCGCCGGGGACATCGGCGACCTCCTCGCCCGCTCCCGCTCCCAGATCGACGAGCTGGTCAACCTCAATGTCGGGCACCTCACCTCCGAGGAGGACATCCTCGATCAGGTCATCGCCGATCTTGCTGGGCCGAAGCAGTTCACGCCGACACCGTGGCGCGAGCTCAACACGGCGGTCGGTGGGTGGCGCAAGCAGACGTTCACCGTCATCGGGGCGCGGCCCAGTGTCGGGAAGACCGCGGTCGCCGGGTGCATCATGCTCGACGCGATGCAGCGCGGGATGTTCCCGATCCTGTTCTCGCTCGAGATGCCGAAGACGCAGATCGTCGAACGGCTACTGTCCAACATCGGCAGCGTGGACGGGGCGCGCATCCTGCACCACTCGCTGCGCGGTGACGACGACGCGAACATGGCGATGGCGGCGGAGCACCTGCGCAAGTTCCGCTACATGATCGACGACCGCTCCAACCTCAGCCTCCAGCAGATCAGGGCCACGATCCGCTCCATGCAGCGGCAGCGCATCCCTGTCCTGCCCATCATCGACTACCTCCAGATCGTCAAGGTCGGTAAGTCGTCCGGTGATCGCCGCGTCGATGTAGACACCGTCGCCCAGGGCTTCAAGGACATGAGCAAGGACTGCGACGTCCCGATCATCGCGCTCGCCCAGCTCAACCGCGAGGCCGAGGGTCGAGCCAACCCAGAGCCGACGATGCGTGACCTGCGCGAGGCGGGCGGCATCGAGGCAGCAGCGGACACCGTCGCGCTACTGCACCGCAACACCGCGGACCCGCAGTTGGCTGGCACCTTGTCGTGGCTCATCGCCAAGGCGCGGTTCGGCAAGGTGTGCACGTTCCAGACGAAGTTCGAGGGCGAGTTCTCCCGCGTCACCGACTTCCCCGTCTACAGGTGAGCCATGGCTGACCAGAACCGGAAGATTCCGCCAGAGTCGCGCGTCATCGTCTGGGACCGCAACGGGGGGAGGTGTGAACGGTGCGGCGGGAGAGCCAGTGAGTGGCACCACCGTCGCCCTCGTGGCATCAGAGACACCCACCGTCACTGCGCCTGTGTCGGACTTGCCACTTGTGGCAACTGCCACAGATGGATACATTCACAACCAGCGGAGTCCCGAAGACTTGGGCTCATCGTCAGCAGATACGAGGAGGAGCCATGGAAGATCCCAGTGCAAACGGTCTCCGGCTGGGCAGTGATGACATGCGACGGACGTGCGTTGTGGACGGTTGCGACCGAACGTCTCGATCATCTAGAGCAGAACTGTGTGAAGGTCACTACTACCAGCAGCGCAGAGGCAGGCCACTCACACCCCTGCGCCCCCACATTGAAGGAACCACCTGCGCCATAGACGGGTGCGATAAGACCCGCCGTGGGAAGTTCTGTTCGATGCATGAAGCCCGGCTCAAGCGGCATGGTGATCCCAGCACGGTCATTACACCATCGGAGCGGGCGATGCCGAGCGGGCCGCTTCATCCTCGACTGTGAGGGTGGCGGGTCACACCTACCGGGTGTCGGTGCCAACCGATAACCTGTCTTACACGAACGGCGAGCAGGAAGGACACGTGGCACAACCATGACCACACAGCACACCGAACCGAGCGAGGCAGAGCGCCTCGTCGACGACGAGAACATCACCAACCGCCCCAACGAGACCGAGGGCATCGAGGACAACTCGATCCCCGGTGAAGACGACATCACACTCACCCTCGGGCGCAGCGCAGCACCGACGAACGACATCCCCCGCAGCATCCTCACCCCCGAGCAGATCCGCGTCCTCGGTGCGACCCGCCTCAACCCGGGCCGCGTCAAGTCCCGCGACGGCAACTCCTACCTGCAGGCGTGGGACGTCAAGGCCACCCTGCTCAAGGTCTTCGGGTGGGGCGGGTTCTCCACCGAGGTGCTCGACGCGCAGATCGTCAGCATCCGCGAGCACGCCGCCGGCACCGTCGGCCACGTCGAGCGTAAGAAGACGCAGTACAAGGAGATCGGCGACCCGAAGACGCCACAGGTGATCGCCCAGGTCACGATGCGCCTCACCCTTCACAACATCGGACCGGCCGGACAGGACGTGCACCACACTGAGGTCGCGGTCGGCCTCAACAGCCAGTGGGACATCGGGATCGCGTGCGACACCGCACTCAAGGCAGCCGAGTCCGACGCGCTCAAGCGGTGCGCCATCTTCCTCGGCACGCAGTTCGGCCTGTCGCTCTACAACGACGGTTCCCACGCCGACGTGGTGAAGAAGGTGTTCGTGCCGTGGCAAGGCAGGGTGCTCACTGAGGCAACCGAGGCGCGAGCTGCCGAGAGCGCCGCCCAGGTCGCGGCCAACCTCGAGCGGGCGACGAGCCGATGAGCAGCACCCCGGACTGCCCCGAGTGCACCCAGGGGAAATGTGGCAACTGCGATGGCACGTCGTGGAACCCCAAGGCTGACGACGTAGACACCTGCCCCTGCGCTGAGCGCGGCCACGCCGGCACCATCGGTGAGGCCGTGCTCGGTGATGTGCCGCAGTGCAACGGGCGCTGCGGCGTCCAGGGCTACGGCGAAGACGCCCACCCCGACTTCGACCGCGACTGCCCCATCCACGGCGACGCCGCCGACAACCGCCCCGAGTGGTGCGAGGACTGCGAGGCCGGGGTCGAGATCGCCGACCAGTTCGACGACCAGCTCGGGTTCGAGGAGCAGGCCCGTGACGTGAAGGTGACCGCGCTGTCCTGCGGTCACGACATCGTCCGCGACATGAAAGGACGCACGCTGTGATCGACATCGGACTGCTCCGGCTGGAGCCCGGCATCGTCACGCTGTGGCGTTGCACCGAGTGTGGGAAGTGGTCCCACGCCATGAAGATGCCGAGCCGCCACAAGCGGTTCGTCCTCGACCCTGAGAACATCCCGGAGGAGAAGATGGCTGAGTACCTACCTGACCCCGGCCTGCAAGGTCACGATGGCGCGTACCTGTGGTGCGGGCCATTCGCGCGCTGGACGGCGGTGAAGGGATGAGCGACACCGAGATCCTGTCCACCATCCCGCTCAAGTGGTGCACCCGGAGCATCTTCTGGGGCTCGCACGGCTGCACCCTCGGTGAGCACGAGGGTGACATTCACGAGTGCGCCGTCGTAACCGAAGGTGACGTCAGCCAGTGCTCCCAGTGCCGGGCCCTTCCAGATGGCGTGGCGGAGGTGCGCTTCTGGGACTGGGACAAAGATGCCTGGAGCGACTGGAGCAACTATTGGACGTGGTCGTCATGAGCGACACCGAGATCGTCGACGACCTGCCGCTGGAAGCCGACGAGGCTGAGCCGCGCAACCCTGTCGAGGAAGCCCTGTTCGGCCTCATCGACGAAGCCATGGACACCAGCGCCCGCTCCCTCTACGCCCAGGGCAAGAAGGTCGGCGTCTCCGACATCGGCGGATGCCGGGAGTACGTGCGCCGGCTCATCGCAGACGAGGACTTCACCGACCCGCGCAAGAACTTCATGGCCGCGTTCATGGGCACCGCGTTCGGTCGCGAGTTCGAGGACGCCTACCAGCGCCGCCACCCCCACGCGCTGATCCAGCAGGCGGTCGAGGTGCCCCTGGACCTGCAAGGGTTCCAGTTCGTCCTCCCCGGACACCTCGACATCGTCGACCCGAAGCTCAACACGATCATCGACGGGAAGACGAAGAACGGGCTGGCAGTCGTCCGCAAGTCCGGCGGGGACATGCAGCACAAGTTCCAGGTCACCCTCTACGGGTACGCCTGCGTCAAGGCTGGGCTCCTCGAGCCGGAGCCGACGCTGGCGCTGGCCTACTACGACCGCTCCGGTGTGGAGCAGGCACCGCACATCGTCATGTGGGAGTGGGACCAGTCGATCTTCGACGCCGCCATCGAGTGGCTCAACGACGTCGTCTACGCCCTCACCCAGGGCGAGGAGGCGTCCAAGGACAAGCCCCGCGACTGGTGCTACTCGTTCTGCCCGTTCGCCACGGCCTGCCGCGGTGGCGACACCGACGTCGAAGGGCTCATCGAGGACGAGACGATCGTGACCGCGATCGACCTCTACAAGGACGCGCTCGCCCGGGAGACCGCAGCCAAACGCGACAAGGACACGGCGAAGAAAGAGCTGGTCGGGATCGGTGGCCGCACGAAGAACTGGGTGCTGCGCTGGGTCCACATCAACGAGTCCGAGATCAAGGCCGGCACCCGCCGCGCGTACGACAAGATCGACATCCGCCCCAACCGGGGCTGATTAGCGCTAATCAGGAAGGACACACACCATGCCCACGTTCACGAAGAGGCCCGTCACGATCGAGGCCATCCAGTTCATCCAAGGCACCACCACGAAGGGTCAGATCCTCGAGTTCTGTTCAGGCGCCAATGTCGGCGTCTTTATCGGAGAGTCCACGACCGTCGAGCACGAATCGACCGACATCCGATGGGTCTCCATCAGAACGCTCGAAGGTGAGATGCACGTCTCTGACGGAGACTGGATCATCAAGGGCATCCAGGGCGAGTTCTACCCCTGCAAGCCCGACATCTTCGAGGCCAGCTACGACCCCGAACCGACCGAGAATGCACCCGGCGAGAACGACAGCGCCAACGTCTACATGGACAACGCTGGCGAGTGGCGGTTCGCCGTCACTGCCGGCAACCACAAGGTGATCGGCTCCAGCGAGGAAGGCTTCAACACGAAGTCCAACGCGCTGCGAGCGCTCAAGCGCCGCTACCCGCACATCGAGTACATCACCGAGCGGACCCAGGCATGAGGAAGATCCCGACGCTCTACCAGCGCACTGAGGACCGCCGCTACGTCACCGACGTCGTCACCCCCGGCTGCGAATGGGTGCTCGCAGGGGAAGGTAGCCCCACCCGCAAGCTCGACGGTGTGTGCCTGAGGTTCGACGGCGCCCTGTGGTGGGCCCGGCGTGAGGTCAAGCCTGACGGCAGGGAGCCGGACGGCTTCTTCCCCATCGAGCACGACACCGTCACCGGCAAGACCGTCGGGTGGGAACCCATCGGCAACTCCCCCTTCCAGAAGTTCTGGCTCGAAGCCGTGTCCCGGCACCACATCTGGGGTGTCGGGACGTACGAGCTGATCGGGCCGAAGATCAACGGCAACCAGGAAGCGCTCGAGAAGCACGCCCTCGTCCGCCACGGCCTGAACCTCGAAGTGCCACTTCATGGCACCAACCCCACCCCGGAGACGCTGATCGGCATCTGCCGCGACTACGGCTGGGAAGGTGTCGTGTGGCACCACCCCGACGGGCACATGGCGAAACTCAAGGTCCGCGACTACCCGAGCGGACCCAGGCGTGAAGATCATCAGCAGCGGCCGGCAGACCGGGAAGACCACCACCCTCGTCGAGCGCGTCAAGGGCGGCGTGCAGCGCGGCGACGGGACGTGGTCGCGCGTCCTCATCGTCGCCACCGACCGGGAAGCGCAGCGCATCGCCCGTGAGTACCACCTCGACCCGAGGCAGATCCTCTCCAACCAGACGTGGTCACGGCTCCACATCCAGCCGCCGGAGGAGTTGCTGCTGGACAACCTCGAAGACTGGCTCTACAGCCAGCTCGGGATGGTGCCGTCCATGATCACGACGGCCCTTCCAGTTACGGTAGGTCGCTGGGGGCTGCCTGAGCCCACCGATGGCTAAGGTCAAGCACTACCGCCCGCCGAAGCCGGTCCGCGACCACCCCCACACCCCCGAACTTGAGGGCCGTGGCATCTTCCGTGGCGACCTCGTCACCCACCCCACCCACGGTGATGGGTTCATCGCCTGGGCGGAGTGGCGCGGCCCTGACGGCGAGTGGGTGCCACCCTTGGAGCGCGTCAGCGCATGGGGTCAGTGGGTCGCCGTCGTCACGACTCTGCCGACTGGAGGGTACCGATGCCCGCTGGACACACTCAGCCGCCGCTGATGCCGATCCCCACGCCGTGGAAGCCACGGCGAGGGGATCGGGTCAAGCCCCACTGGTCGCGCTGGAAGGGTGACCGGACCTCCTGCGACGACTGCGTCGCGGATCGCGCCGCAGGGGCCGTCGAGATGGACCTACTCAGGGCCCTGTGGCGGGTCGAGCTCCCCGGTGGGGTCGTCAGGCTCGTCTGCTCTGTCCACGGGGCCCGCAGGGGCCGCTGAGAACAGCGCCTCCCAGTCGCCAGCAGCCACCACACCCGTGACCTCGAGCTGGCGGTCCGCCTGGAACGCCATGACCGCCTTGCGGACCCTTTCGTCGTAGATGGCGGGCTCGGTGGGGAGTCCCAGCGCGGCACGCACCGCAGCGACCGCCGGGCCTCGGCTGGTGGACCGGCGCGGCAGCGGTGATGTCGACAGGTAGCCGTCGCCAGCCAGCGGGAACGCCGGAGCAGCAGCCTTGGCCGCTGTCTTCTTGGCTGCGGTCTTCTTCGAGGCAGTCTTGCGGGTGCGAGGTGGCATCGTCGTTCTCCCTGCTCTCAGACCGCGGTGCCGGCGGCGTCGCGCCACACAGCCCCGTCGGACCAGATCGGCTTGTTGAGGGTGGTGTCGTAGATCATCGCCCCATCCCCGGAGGTGACCTTCTTGGTGGCCTTCTTCTTCGCGGGGGGCATGGTGTCGCTCCTGTCTTGTGGGTTACCTGACGATGAACCAGTCTGCTAGGGCGCGGTCGGCGGCTCGGTGAAGTCGAGCCAGAGGTCGTCCTCCCACGCACCCCCGGCAGGGGCGACGCGGAGGGCGGTGATGGTGTTGTTCTCAATAAGGGCGTGCATCAGACTGCCACCCCCGGGAGGGTGGAGGGCCAAGCGGCGGGTGTCATGTATGCAAACGACCATGCGGTGGTGGTGCTGACGTTGTCTGACCACAGGGCGGCCGATCCGCTCGGTTCCAGTGAGAGAACCCCGGGACCAGAGTATGGAGGGCTTGTATAGTGGTAAGTGACAGGGCGGAAGCCGTCAGGCAACGTGAACAGCACGTCGCCAGGCGTCCATGCGGTGCTGCTGAATGAGATGTATGCGGTCAGGTAAACCATCCGACCTGAGCGGCTTACCTGAAACACAGTCCCGGTGGCAGGGGCGTTGATGAAAGCGCTGAGGTCCCTCGTTCCGGTGTCGCCCTCGGTGCACACCCACCCGGTGTTCCCGGTGCCGGTCTTCTTGGCCCAGCGCATCGCGCCGTTGGTGATGGCGGTATCGGTGTAGTAGGTGCCGACCGGGGCGGTGACGACGCCCTCGGGGGAGCCGGTGCCGTACTGTTCGCCCTCCACGGAGATGAGCCACGGTGACGCCTCCGTGCCGGTTCCGGCCACCACCACGTCCAGCGGTGAGGTGGGGTTGCCAGCGAGATGAGGCCCGTCGATCACGTACTGGTTGGACGCGCCGCCGGAGCCGGTGATGCTCAGCGCACCCTTGACCGCGACTAGGCAGGCGCATCCTGTGAATCCTGCACATCCACACCTAGCGATGGCAACCACTTCCTTCGAGAAGCCGCAGCCTCTCGGCTACGGGTTTGCACCGTCTGTGGCCCCGGTCCTGCTTCACGCGAAGCGGGCTGGCCGTCCTGCTGTGCCGAGCATAGACCCGTCAGGGCGTCTGGCTCCGCATGTCACCCCAGAGGTACATATTGCTGCCAGCGAAACTGTTCCGGGTGATGACCATCAGCCACGTCGGCGGGATGACGACGTCCTCGTCGACATCAGAGACGACGTGCCACCCGAGGTTGTCGCTCCCGGTAGAGCCGAAGTTCGCCGACCCCTTCACTGGAAGGTCATACCAGAGTGACTCGTTCCCGCTGAGCGGCACGTAGGTCGACGTCGTGCCAGACCCAACGGTGCGCGATGCGACACCGCTGTTGCCGTGCACAGGGACGACCGTGCCGTTGACCGGCACCTGAATCTCGAGGATGCCGTTGGGTGCCGTGTCGGGGTGGCGACCCAGCCCAAGGATGCGGAACCGGCTCGACCAGTGCACCCCTGTGGAGATGACGGTGCGCGTCCCGCCACCCATGATCGCGAACTGCGCACGCTGCAGGAACATGGCGACTGGGTCCGCGGTGACGGGTGCGTGGTTGTGGCGCTCGACGATGCGTAACCTCTGCTCGGTGTGGCGCAACCACTGGCGGGTGTCCATCGGCGTATTGGGTGCCGGCATCAGGAATCGCTCCCCTCGGTCTCCCAGCCATCCTGGGTGACGCCCGGCGCTGGGCTCAGCGACACCGACACGGTCTCCCCAGACGAGGTCTCCTCGATGCGGATGCTGTCCAACTTCTGCTCCTGCTGCACGGTACGGCACGTCCGTGTGGCACGCACGGGGATGCGGATGCCAGGGACGATGGTGTCGATGGTCAGGGCACTGCTCGTCGGGCTGACCCCAGCCCCATCGGGAACTCGCACGATCAGCGGTGTCGGGTAGCGCCCGGTGACGTTGCGCTGAGCCTGCTCCTGGAGCTCGGCGGTCGTCGGAGGATCAGGCACCGCTGTGTCGTCCGAGGCAACCTCCTCCTCGTAGTTCGTCGCCAGCAACTCCCACTCGCCGTAGTACGGGTCCGTTCCCCCGACCGCACCCCAGTTACCCTCGCCGTCGGTGACCGCGAGGTAGGTCGCGAGCTCCATCCCATACTCAGTGACGACGATGTCAGCCAAGAAGTCGCCCTCGGTCATCACAGGGGTGCGCCCGATCACATCGTGCACGTCGTTGACGACGATTCGACGACCGATGACGGTGTAGTCGAGACCGCCGCGCGCACCCATCGTGTCGAGATCTTCCCAGATCGTCATCTGGTACGGCTTGGTCGAGCGAGTGGTGCGCGTCGTGTCGGCGTGGCTGCGGAAGTCGATGAACGGCAGGACGTTGATCGGCTTGTCCAAGGCTTCCTTCCGGGCCAGTTCCGCCTCGAAGATCCGTCTCGCCCGATCCGGTCCTGTCTCCACGTTCGGGTAGGCGCTGCTGTACGCGGCCCGTGCGATGGTGCGGTAGGCGTAGTGCATGACGTCACGAGCCTCCACCTCCACATAGTCCGAGTGGTAGGCGACGCGAGTGATCGGTCCCTCCCACACCCTGACGTCCCCCCGGTAGATGACCATCTCGTGGCGACCGGATCGGATGCTCGCGAGCAGACCGCAGCAGTCGACGCCCGGGTTGCGGATCTGCACGACGGCACTGCTGATGTCGTCGCGCTCCCTGTTCCAGCGGACCATGGTTGCCGGTTCGATCTGACCGACGACGGGGAAGCCACCGCGGTCAGCGATCAGCACACTGTGTCGCTCACACCCGAGGCTCACTGGCGAGCCACCAGCTTCATGTCCAGCGTGGCGTCCACGTCGTCATAGGTCTCGATGACGACGAGGTAGCCGATGCCGCAGGACAGCACCGGCCACTCCAGAGGCCCGTAGTCGAGGTTGGTGATCAGGTGCCGAGCATTGCGCTCGACGACCCGCCCCGTGGCGTACGTCGAACCGCCGAAGCCGACCGCGATCTCCTCCACCGGGCTGTACGCCTTCTCACTCGCCCCGTCGATGATGATGCCATTGCTGTCGGCGTAGTTTATGACCAGTCCTGCGCACATCGAGCACGGGTCGAGGTCCGCAGGGGCCGTGCCGGGCACTGGTGTCGGGTAGAACTTGACCGCGATCTGACTGACCGGCCCCTCCGGGACGTACGTGATGATCGGAACCACATCACCCCACTGGGGGATGATCTCCGGCGGGATGCGGAACCCGTAGCGACGCAGCACAGGGCCCGTTTGCGGACCGCACACGGCGAGGATGTCCGGAACTAGCGGCGGGGCAGGTATGGACGAGCACTGCGGGTCCATGACGGGCGCCGATGACGTCAGCGAGGTGCAGTCAGGCACGATGTCCGTGATGATGAACGTCTGGTCGGCGACGGTGTTCTGCTCCTGGCTGGCAAGGCTCATGCTGATCAGGCCGGCATCGCGCTCCTCTCCGAACAGGTGCGGCACCCCAGCAACGAGCGTGAACTCGACCTCCACCAAGCTCGCGTTGCACGACTGGTACTTCCGAGTGACGATCGGACCGCGAACAGCAGTCACACCCCGGAGCGTGCGGAAGTGCCTCGAGCTGCTGCGCTCGAGCATGTCAACGATCGGGTCCGTCGGGACGTCGGAGACGACCTCTGGCGGCTCCTCGGTGTAGTAGCCGAGCGGGAACTGGTCGAGGAAGTCCCCAGCGATGGTCTCGTAGTCGTAGTTGATCCGCCATGTCGTCGCCACCGAGTTGATCGTGACCGGGTCCGTCGTCAAGGGCACGAGACGCCACGCCACGGTCTCCCAGTCACACCCGTTCACGGTCAGCGAGATCGACCCCGCCGAGGTGGCGCCCTCGACGCGGCCGATGAAGGTGTCGATGGTGAGCGGGTCGCCATCGGAGGCTCCCCACGCTTCGAGGGCGACGTTCTCCGGCCCATCCGTGATCGGGTTGCGTGCTACCGAGCTGGAGGCGTTCGGGGCGCTGGTCCACACGAACTCCAACGGCGGCGCCGGGGCGGTCTCCCCGTCGAAGAATGTCCCGGGCTGGATGGTGGTGCCGCTGACGGGCTCGACGAGGAACTGCGACACCTTCAAGATCGTCGGCGACACCGTCGCACCCGTGTTCCACCACACCTCTGCGCGCAGGTAGGACGTGCCAACCGGCAGGGTCGCCGTGGACGGCGCCGTGACGTCGACGGTCCCGCCGACGGCCACAGGGAACGCGGTATCTGCTGCTGCCGCGACGAGCCCGAGGTCAGCGTTTGCCGCGTCGTAGGCCCGGAGCCTGAGCACTGCCCCGAGCGCACCCTGGGTGCCGTCCAGGTGTTCGATGCGCACCCGTGCGGCGTAGAAGTTCCGCCCAGCGATGACGGGAAGGTTCACCGACTCCAACACCTCGACGGTGTTCGTGAAGCCGGACGTGCCCATGATGAAGACCCGGCTCTCTTCCGCGCCGGAGCGGTAGGACACTGAGCGGGTCCAGTCTGACGACGAGACGTACGAGTCCTTCCCGATGAGGGTGTTCGGCAGGCCGGGGCCCAGCATCACGCTCTCCGAGTTGTGTGCGCCGCCGGTCCATGAACGGGCGAGGCCCTCGTGGGTGTAGCCGATGTCCCCATCGAAGTACGGTGCGACGTCCCACGACGGGAACGATGTGGCCTGCTCAAGCAGCACCTCGGAGACGTACAGCGGGTTCTGGGTGGCTGTGAACGTGCCGCCGATGGAGGCCCCCACCGCAAAGGTCACCCGGGCGACGTAGGCCCCAGCCGGGGGTGTCGCGACGTAGGTGACGCGGGAGTAGGTGCCGACCGTGACGGTGGACTCCGTCGACGTGTTCGTGCTGAGGACGACCCCGTTGACGTCCTTCCACTCGGCGCTGATCTGCACCTTGGTCACGCCGGAGATGATTGTCTTGACGAGCCCGCTCATGATCAGCGGGATGCCAGGCTTGATGTCGCTGGCGTACGTGCCCAGCCCGGCGCCAGCCCGGTTGATCGTCCGGTCCGCCTCGACCCGCACGAACCTGTTCTGCAGGCCGATGCCGCCCCCGTAGTTCGGGCTGTCAGTGGTGGGCCCCTTGGCCTGGATGTTGATGCCAGTGCCCATCCCGAGGTTGGACGTCCCGAACCACCACGCGGTGTTGTACTTGCCGACGGGGTTCCTCGCGAAGTTCTTGCGAACCGCGACAGTCCCCGACGACGAGCGGAATGACGGGTTGGGCACCATGTTGGTGCGCTGGACGAGCACCCCGAGATCTTCCGGTGGGAAGTCGACTCGGAACGTCATGTCATCGCACGCAGCTGCGAATGGGCTGTACTGCGCATAGTCGGAGTTGGCGATGCCTGCCGTGTAGGTGTCTGTCCCGGCTACCATGTCACGGGTCAGCGTCCCGTTGAATGCCTGCCACCCATATGCGCCGGGAACGATCATCGTCGTCGGGGGTCCGTTGTAGTCGTAGCCTGCGAGCGGTAGGTCGGTCGGGCACGAGGAGAAGAAGCACAGACTGTCCCCTGTGCAGCCCGGGTCCTGACCGCATCCGCTTCCGTCGAGGGTCTTGCGCAACCAGCGCAGCCCGGCCTCGATGGACGCGTCACTGTTGCCGACGAGGAGGCCGTTGACCGTGATCTCCCGTGTCGCCTTGCGCGGCAGGAGGACCGAGCCGCCATCGTGCGACGCCTCGACAACCTTGGCGGATCGGGTGTCATCGTCAAGGCCGACGATCTTCAACGGGTAGAGCCCCGCGAAGCCCCACGTGTCCGAGTCGTCAGGGTCGTACCACTCAGGCATGTCGATGATCGGGCTGCGATACCTCGACGACTCCTCGATGAACGCCCCGCTGTGCGGCCCGCGCTCCGGGGCGTTGACAAGGTAGCGCAGCTCGTCGCAAGGCGTGCAGTTCGAGAAGCCCAGCTGTGGCGTCAGCGCCGCGATGTAGGCGGCGCTGCGCTCGGCATTGAGTATCTCGGCCCCACCGAAGCGCATGTACCCGTCGTATGCCACAGGTGGTCCTTCCTCAGCGGAACTGCTCTGCCATCTTGTCCATGACCTGCTGCGCGATCTGCGCGGGGTCTTGGTTGCTCTGGACCACGATAGCCCCAGGCGCGATCGTGATCTGTGCGCCACCCGCGATCCCACCGGACGCCATGGCTGGGGTGGCCTTGCCCTGGGCGATGGCGGACAGCCACCGCACGGACGGGTCGACCATGTTCAGTGGGCGGTCCAGCGGGATGACGGCCTCACGGCCAGCCTCACCGATGAGGGCTCTTGTCGGCCCGTAGACGACACCGCCGGAGGCGAAGGGCGTCAGGCCTCGGGCGCGGCTCGCGAGCGACGAGACGCGCGATGCTGCGCCGCTGATGGCTGCGCCGATGCCGCTGATCAGGGATCGGATGGCCGACACCCACCCGGAGACGACGCTGTAGGCCGCAGCGAACGGGCGGGAGAACGCGCCGGCAAGACCCGACAGGGCGCTGCTCACGGCGCCGGGGATGCCGGAGACGAAGCTGCGCACCATGCCGGGGAACCCGGACAGCCGGGACCGCACGGCCGAGATGCCGTTCTGGAACGGTGTCGGCATCCGCGACGCCAGCGAGGACAGCAGCGCTGAGACGTTGCCCGGGATGCCGGAGATGAACGCGCGCACCTGCCCGGGGAAAGCCTGCAGGGCGGTCCTCGCTCTGTTGATGCCATCTTGGAACGGCTGAGGCAGTACGGAGATCACGCTGGACAGAGCGCCGGAGATCATGCCGGGGATGCCGACGATGAACCCGAGGATCTGACCCGGCAGCCCGGCGAGGATGCCGAGAAGGCTAACCGCAGCGTTGCGGAACGGGGCGACCAGCGTCTCCCCGACACCCAGCAGTGCGGTGACGATGATGGTCGGGATCTGGGGAATCCACTCGAGGAACCCGTTGACGATGTCCGGGATGTAGGAGTGGCCGAACAGCTGGTCGTACGCCCAGGCGAAAGGCTTGACGAGCGTCGTGTCCGCCCACGAGTCGGCCATGTTGAAGTTGTCGGTGAACCACGTCTTCAACGACTCGAAGCCGGTGATCATGTCAGAAATGGCGGTGCGCACCGTCTCCGACGAGATGATGAGTTCGCCGACGAAGGAGAACAGCTCGCTCATGGTCCATCCGCCTGTGACGATGTCCCACAGGGTGCCGAAGGCGATGTTGATCCCGGTCAGGAAGCCGGCAGCGTTGTTGATCCCGGTCGCGAGGGAGCCCATGGCCTCGGCGAAGGACTGCGCATCCTGTGCGGCCTTGTCCGTGTCGAGCTTGTCGAGCGCCTCACCGAAGTCCTCAAGGGCGTCCTTTGCGGTCTTCATGAAGTCTTCGACCCGGACGAAGAAGTCCTCGAGGGCGCTCTTGCCCTCCGGCATGGACAGCCACTTGTCGAACTTCTCCGTCACCTCCACGAGGTAGTCGAGGAACCCCTGCCCTGGCCCCTCCGTCCCGGCGGTGAAGATCTTCCCGAGGATGGTGACGACGTTGCCGAGGATGACCCACAGGGACCGGGCTGCGCCCCACGCGGTCTCGAACCAGTCAGCGATCCTGTTCTGGCCGTCGGGGTCGGTGGCGAACTCGCGGAAGCGCGTACCAAGAGTCGCGAAGGTGTTCGAGAAGTTCTCCACTGGCCCGAGGATTGCGGCAAAGAATCCGAGCAACCCAATGAGCATGTTGTTGATGCCCTTGCCGATGTTCTCGAAGACGCGCGGTAGCACGGTGGAGAGTTCGGTGATCACGTTCTTCACGAGCGGGTTGTCGAGCAACCTTCCGAAGTGGGTGGCAACCTCGGCCAGCGCCTCGCCCATGTTCACGAAGAACGGCGTCATCTGGGAGAGCAACTTCTCCGCAGTGCCTGCAAACGCCTCGACGACGGCGTTGGAGGTCTCCGCGACACTGTCGCCGAAGTCCTTGAAGGTCTTCTTCAGTTTCTCGACAGTCTTCGCCACCTGCGTGCTCTCGTGGCGCGCCCGCAGGAACGCAACCGCCAGTACGCCTATTGCACCCACGATGGACAGCAGGACGGGCAGGAGAACCACCAGACTCGCGATGAGGCCGAGGGTGATTGCTCCGACCACCGCGGTCAGCGCACCGACCAGACTGAACAGCAAAGCCGTCAGGGTCGGCAGGACGATTGCGAGAGCAGCGATGCCCGCAGCCAAAGCAGCAAGCGCCGGCAGTCCCGCCTTCAATCCCCCCAATAGGCCCTGGCCGAGAGATGCGGCGAAGCCGAGACCGTCGAGGCGAGCGAGACGGAAGTCTCGCCCCATGATGCCGAGAACCTGACTCACCTTGCCGACGGTCTCGACGAGCAGGCGCATCGGTCCACTGACGAGCGCGCCGATGCTACGTCCGAGCAGGTTCAGGCCGTTGTTGCGTGAGCCAGCGCCGAAGGCCCTGCCGACCCGACGCCCGTAGACGGTGAATCGGTCCCCGAGGTCGTCGATGCGCCGGCCGAAGCGCAGGATCGCTGGCTCAGCCCTACGCTCGATCGAAGTCCTGATGTTGTCCGCGTACGACCTAAAGGCTCGGTCCTGATCCTCCAGCGCTCGCTGCTGGCGCTCGGACGAGAACAAGATGTTCCTGCCGTATGAGGCGTACGCCCGGTTGGAAGCGTCTATGACGGAGAGGCGCTCCCTCTCGGCCCTATTCAGTCGCCTGAGCCCCTCCTCCTGATCCCTGAAAAACTGCCTCAAGGAGCTCTGTTGGTTATTGAGCCGCCTTGTCGCCAGTTCGACTTCGTTCTCTGCCTCGGCCCACTCCAGAAGTTCCCTCTGGACCCGCTTGAGCTGGACCTCGGTAAGGCTACCCGAGCGTCGCATCTCGATAAGTTCGCGGTTGAGACCATCGAACGTCTTCTCGACAGAGCCGAACTCCCTGCGGAACCTGGAGAAGTCGACCTCGGCGGTCGAGTCCGCAAGGTTGCGACGGAACCGCCGCAACGTGACGTTCTCGGAGTTCCGCAGCTCGTCGTCGAACGCCTTGGAGTATTCCTCGCCCGCCTCGTGCCCAGCCTTCTGAAAGTCGCGCTTGAGCAAGGTGCCGTCGCCGCGCATGAGGATGTAAGCCTCACCCACCATCCGGTCCATCGGCACGACGCTCTCCTCATCCGCCAGACTTGGCCTGTTCGAGCTCGCGCATCAGTGCGAGATGATCATCCGCCGTACCGGCCGTCAGGGCCCGCTTGGCCGCGGTCCCAGCCAAAGCATAGAGGCGCAGACGCGGGTTGGGCTGGTCCAGCGTGAACTCCAGCCTGTCCTGATCCTCCTTGGAGCCCATCCGCTTCCGGTACCACTGGACAACGAGGTTGCACCACGCGCTCAGCGTGGGGAGGCGCCACGGGTCGATGCCCGCCCACGCGGCGTCGCCTTCGATGCGGTCCCAGGACGCCTGGGCGAGGGAGACGATGACGACGAACCTTGAGTAGGGTTTGCGGACCACTCCTCGATCAGGGACCGCATGATCTCTGCGATGACCTCCACCCCGAACGGGTCGCGGTGGTTCATCATCTTCGACTGCAGCCAGCGCCGCGTGTAGTCGTTGAAGCGGTAGTGGTCGGGTAGGTCGCTGTCGTCGTCGATCTCCTCACCTGAGAGGTCGACGTAGGTCTCGTCGTCCTTGACGAGGCCGAAGAAGATGTTGATCAGGGTCGCCGCCGCGTGGACGTCGGACGTGGCCGTCTCGATGAGCGCGGTCGACAGGACGACTTGGTTCAGGTCCGGCATGAGGAACGTGACGTCCCTGCCGTCGACCGGGTACGTGACTTCCTGCGACTCCTCGACCTCTCCGACGATGGCGGACGAGACGAACGACTTCGCTGCTGTGCTCATGATGCTGGTGTCCTTCCTAGTTGGCTACTCCGGCCATAACGTACCGCAAGTTGTTGGTCAAGAACGGCTGCCCCACCTGACCGGAGACCACCTTGCGGTACATCCGCGGAGACGTCCCGCGCGCACCCATCTCCGGAAACGCCGGCAGCCTCATGTAGGGGAACGTCGTCGGGGTGATCTGGTCCCGGGTGCCCTCGTGGACCCAGAATGAGTGCGGCGCATCGGACCGGACGTAGAACCCGACCTTCTTGCGTGACGCGCGCCGCTCGGACGCCATCCGGATACCGGCCGCGAGCTGCCCGGTGCGCTTCGGTGCGTCCAGCTGGGCGAGGAACGTGACCTCCCGGGCGGCGTCGCGCATCTCGTCGTAGACCATGCCCCCCGGCTGGTGCATCGCGTCGATAGCGGACTCGAAGATGATGACGCGGGTGCCGCCGGAGCGGCCCATCACGACAGTCACGGTGCGTCATCCGGCTCGGGACGGTTGCCGATGATCTCGAACTGCAGCAACCACTCGCCGCCCAGGACGCCGCCCTGCGGGCCCTGTGGGGTCCACGTGACCACGGTGACCTGCCCGACGCCGACGGAGCCCTGATGCCACGTGCAGCAGGCCATGCCGCGGTACATCGCCATCATCGCGGCGTGCACGAGATCGGACAACTTGAGCTGCTGCTGCGGGTCCAGCGCCTCCCCGTCCTCGTTGATCGGGTAGCAGGTGGCGTACCCGACTCCGACGTTTGCGAGCAGGATCGGCTTGCACGTGACGGTGCCGTTCGCTTGCCCGCCCGGTGCAGCCACGGTCAGGTTCGCCAGACGCACCCACCACATCGCGCCGTCCGTGCCGATCTCGGACAGGTCGACCCCGTTGCCGGAGACGACACCGCCCCAGCAGGTCTCAATGTTCGACTGGTCCAGCCTGTCCCCGACGCACCCGGCGAGGGCCACGAGGTGTGGGGTGACGCGCCGGTCGGGCGTGTAGTTGTCGGGCTGCTCCATCAGACGCCCCTCATCTGCCGGCGGCGCATCTCGGGGGTGAGGATCGTCGGCATCGAGCGCAGCCGGTGCGGGTTGATCGACTGGACGAACAGGTCGACCTCGCGCATCCCGGTGCGGTTCTCAGGGAACAGGCCCTCCTTGAACTCCATCGTCACACCACGGCGCACGATCATCTTCACGTTGCTCGGCAGTGAGCACGACTTGTCCTTGCACAGCGACTTTGCGAACTCCGACGCCAACCGGCCGTACGCCGCCTCCCCGGCCAACCCCAGAGCCCAGCCGGGCCGGTACTTGACGACGAACGTGCCGACAGCGCCCGGCTCGAGGTCCATGTCCTGGGTGGCAGGCCACGTCCCGTCCGTGCGGTACAGCCAGCGGTGCTCCGCGAGGCGGTAGTCCTCCTCGGGCAGGACGGAG